GGTGGTGCTGGACGACGACAACATTGAAGCGTGGCGTCGTGGTGAGATTCGTATGCTCCTTGCCCATCCCCAAAGTGGGGGAATCGGGATCAATTTACAGTGCAACGTTGGAGAGACAGCCCAAACAATCTGGTTTGATTTACCATGGAGTTCAGAAAACTACATCCAAGCCAACGCAAGAATATACCGCCAAGGGCAAGAAAAACCGGTTCTCATACACCATTTAACAGTAGCAAACAGTATTGATGAAAAAGTAGTAAAAGTATTAGAAGGTAAGATTAACATTCAAGAGGCACTATTAGACGCACTAAAATTATGACAGCAAAAATACAAGCAGTGGCACCAAGATTATCTGACGAAGATCCAGATCCAATAGAACAAGACGAAACAGAGGGCATATCATCAAACATGGTGGAGGGGACAGGCTGGCTACTATGGGACGTAGAAGATATAATAGAAATAAAACATTTAATTGCAACTCGAATGCCAGAAAAATCCAGGGTTATTTTAGATGCTTTTTTACAGGGTTTGATGTATAATGATATCAATGTAAGCGAAAAATATTGGCGGTATCATTTCAATGCGGGTATTGAATTTATAAAGAAAGAACTTAAACTATGATATTTGTTATTGAACATGAAAAAGATGGTGTTTGGCAATTACAAAGTTTGGTGGATGTTGATGAAATTAATCCATCAGAATTTGAACCAGTTAAAAAGATTTTTTTATGTGAAACGAAAGAGGAAGCTGCTATAGTCATTAGCGAAATAAGAAAGGAACGATTTGAATGAAATATGATTATGAATTACTTAAAATGGAGCACGACAATGTTAACCATCCAAAACATTATACACAACACCCCAGTGGTATCGAGTGCATCGAGATTACCGAACATATGGGATTTAATCTCGGTAATGCCATTAAGTATATATGGAGGGCATTCCTTAAAGACGATCCAGTTGAGAACTTACGAAAAGCGGTTTGGTATATCAACAGAGAAATAGCAAGAATCACTAAACACGAAGGGTGTGGAAAATGATAATTGAACTTGACTGCGATTTTGCAGATGATATAACACGACAAAGTTTGATTCAAACGTATGTTAATTTATCGAAAGATATAAAAAATAATAAAAACATGCATGAAGATGATTTGGAAATATATAAACAAGTTGTTGCCGCAATTGAAGTATTGGGTAAATGGTATTTTGTTAATTTTCAAAATGACGTTAAAAATTATAAGAAAAGGAAAACCAAATGAAACTGTTCAGCCAGTATGACCGCTTTGAATTGGAGCAGGACATCATTAAGATGTGGAATACGTCAGAATTATTAAAGGAGTTTGTTCGCCAGTACTTAGATAGCCCCACAATCATGTCAGAAGACGAGGTGGGCAACTACATCGATGGCATTATGCGAGTCCATGATTTACAGTGCCAACGTCTTTGGGATGGATTTGAATTAATGATAGAGAATAGACATTTTGAGAGCTGGGACAATAAATATTTTGAAAATTTTTCACCAGCTAAGATAACCATTAAAAAGAAAGGCAAAAAGAAAGATGAGTGATCCATTAGACACCTTTGTTGTTACTTTGCAGTACACGTTAAAAGATATTAATCTATTGATTAACAGTATGAACCGCCCGTATGAAACACCGGTTATGCAGTGGGCAAATTTTATCAACGACATCCATCTACAAATTGAACCTCAAGTGAAAGAACTAAATGAATCTAAGACAACTACTAAAGAAAGCGGGAGTTAGTAACGACATCATCAAAGAAGTCGAACGTAAAGCGGCTAAAACATCGGCCGAATTAGAAACGGAACATCGAGAAAAAGCAATGGCAATGACTAAAATGATGTTAAATGATGTTATTCGCGCCAATCAAGCAGCACAACAAGCCGGTCCAAAAGAACCACCCTTTAAAAAACGTGTGATTATTACACCAGATTAAGGGCGGTTTTTTACCGTTTTTTGCATTAGTAAATATAGGGAGTAGAACTCGTCGGGAGACGCTTCGAAACCTTTTCTTAGTTACCAAATGCCTAGAATATTGAAAGATATGCTGGACTGAACGCTCGGTTGACGCACACTTTTTGGTAATGTTTAGAAGTAAATGATCCAGTAGGGGAGGGGTGACTGGTCTCCCATCTAATTTAAGGATATATTATGGCAACTAAACCTGGGCTCTATGCCAACATTCATGCTAAACAAGAGCGCATAAAGGCTGGCTCTGGTGAAAAAATGCGTAAACCTGGCACTAAAGGTGCCCCCACAGCAAAATCTTTTAAAGAGTCTGCAAAGACAGCAAAGGTAAAATAATGGCAACAAAGCACGACAAACCAATTCCTAAGAGAACAACTGGTAAAGACAAGACATACAACAAAACCGAACAAGGTGCTGGTATGACTGCCAAGGGTCGTGCTGAATATAATGCCAAGAATAACAGCAATTTAAAAGCCCCAGCCCCACACCCAAAGACTGAATCAGATAAAGGTCGTAAAGCCTCTTTCTGTGCCCGTATGGAAGGTGTTGTTAAAAAATCAAAAGGCCCCGCTGAAAGAGCGAAGGCGTCTCTTAAAAATTGGAATTGTTAATGGCTACCAAAAAACCAACAGTTAAATATGTATTTAAACCCGAGATGTGCGAACGCATCATAGAACTCGGAAAAAATGGTGCATCTCAAAAAATGATGTTTGCCGACATTGGCATTAACAGAACCGTAGCAGAAACTTGGAAAAAGAATTACCCCGAGTTTGCTGATGCATTAGATACAGCAGTAACCCATAGCCAAGCCTATTGGGAAAAGATGATTTTGGATAATGTGAACAACAGAGGCTTTAATAGCCGAATAGCCGAAATCGCTCTTCGTGGTCAATTTCAAGCTGACTACAGAGAAACCAGAGATATTAAACTAGACGCTAAAGTGGAAACTAAGGTCGATTTTAACAAAGAAATATCAGATTTACTTTCCGCCCTAAAATAATATATATTTTTAATGTGGGTTGACTTATGTATATTTTTGCATTAGTATATATACATATCAACCGAATTGAAAGAATATATGACAGCTCACGCTCTATTATCAGCATCTAGTTCTAAACGATGGCTTTCATGCTCACCAAGCGCCCGCCTAGAATCAACATTACCAGAACCTAAAAGAAGTACCAAGGGGATTGATTTCTCTGCGGAAGGCACTTTGGCTCATACGCTAGGTGAAATACGCCTAAAGCTCTATTACAATCAAATAACTGAACAAGAATTCAATGAAGAATACAAAGCCGTTAAATCAAATGACATATACCAAAATTACACAGACGAAGAGCGGGCTGATTTCGAGGCTAATATCGATAATTATGTTCTTTATATTCGTAGCCAAATTGGTGAAGGTGATATCCCTTTATTTGAGCAGCGTGTGGACTTCTCTGATTGGGTTCCTGATGGCTTTGGTACGGCCGATGTGGTTATACTTTCTGAGCGCACCATTCATATCTACGACCTCAAGTTTGGAAGAGGGATCCCCGTTTCAGCCGTCGACAACAGCCAACTCAGACTCTACGCCCTCGGTGCGTATGCCAAATTCAAAGAAGATTACCCCAATATCAAGGAAGTCAGCTACACCATCCATCAACCACGACTTGACAGTATTAGCACAGATGGGACAACCATCGAAAAACTCCTCGATTGGGCAAACTATTTCGTCAAACCCAAAGCCAAGAAGGCGTGGGCAGGATCGGGTGAGTTTCTCCCAGGTGAATGGTGCCAGTTCTGTAAAGCAAAAGCCCAGTGTCGTGCCAGATCAGACTTCAACACCGAACTCGCCAAACAAGAATTCAAAGAACCCCCGCTCCTCAGTGAAGAAGAACTCAACGACGTCCTCGCCAAAGCGCAAGACTTAAAAACATGGGCGAACGATGTAGAAGAGTTTGCCCTTAATCGAGCGATTGAAGAGAACAAAATACCAAAAGGGTATAAGTTAGGCACCACAACAACACATCGTAAGATATTAGATAACCAACTTGCTGCGGCAGTATTGGTTGAACATGGATTATCAGAGTCATTGTTGTGGGAACCGCCAAAACTTAAATCACTTGCAACATTAGAAAAGATTGGTCCCAAAGGCAAAGTAGCGGCTTGGTTGGGTGATTTAGTTATTCGTCCAGAAGGACAGCCTAAGTTAGTTCGTATTAAAGAAACAGCAAAGGATGACTTTAAATGAACGCTTGGTTAATTGGAATGATTGGTGTAGTTTATTTTTTCGTAGCAATACAATTTTTAATGAAAGGCCAAGTAGGCATGGGAATCTCATTCTTAGGGTATGCCCTAGGAAATGTAGGTTTAGTCTTAGTAACATTACAATCATAAGCGAGGCACCTATGCAAGTAAGTTGTTTTGGAACCACCCTTGAAGTACCAGAACAGTTAATTAATTCTTATATTAAAGATTTTGATGGATTACCTGGAAGTGGACAAAGAGAGTCTGTGTTGCATCTACGCAACAGTGTTTATGAAGTATTTGACTACATAGCAGAAGACCCCGAAGCCCTTGAAGAATATACCTATAGGCATCAATTCATTAATGCATTGGCAGTACACAGAGCATTAGAAGTACATGGTATCTTGCATGATGCATAAAAACGTGTATAATAGATTTATGGGTAGACGAACTGGCCCCAATTGAAGTCTGGTTCTAACGTTAATAGGAGTTTTAAAATGCAGTCAAACAAAGTAAAAGTTGTAACTGGTAAAGTACGTTTTTCATATGCTAACGTGTTTGTTCCAAAAGCCGCAATGGAAAATAGCACACCAAAGTATTCTGTATCAATTTTGATTCCAAAATCAGATAAAGAAGGTATTGCTAAACTTCAAAAAGCTTTTGAAGAGTGTAAGGCAAGTAATGCTGCATTCTTTGGTGGCTCTGTACCAAAGTTGTTAAAAGGTGGTTTACGTGATGGTGATGCTGAACGTGAAGATGAGGCATATGCTGGTCATTATTTTATCAATGCCAACTCAGCACAAAAGCCTGAGATTGTAGATGCACAACGTGAAGAGTTGTTTGACCAAAGCGAGTTTTATAGTGGTTGCTATGGCCGTGCTTCCATCACTTTCTATCCATACAATGCACAAGGTTCTAAGGGTATTGCATGTGGTTTAAATAACTTGCAAAAGTTAGAAGATGGTGAGAAGTTAGGTGGTGGTTCTTCTGCAGCATCTGATTTCGCAGATTAAGTATTTAGTAGTATTGTAGTATGGGGCGACTAAAAACTGGTCGCCCTTTTTTATCAACCCAAACCGAGAATAATAAATGGATCAATACAGACAATATATAGCCGCTAGTCGCTATGCAAGATTCCTTGACGAAAAAGGAAGACGTGAAACTTGGGAAGAAACTGTTCAAAGATATATAAATTATGTGTTTGACAGAACATCGGCAATTAAAAATAATATTGAATTGAAAGAAGAGTTATATAATGCCATATTAAAAATGGAATGTGTACCTTCAATGCGCGCAGTAATGACTGCGGGAAAGGCTGCAGATCGTGATAACACCAGTATCTACAATTGCTCGTATTTACCAGTCGATGACCCAAAATCGTTCGACGAAGCTATGTACATCTTGCTCTGCGGTACTGGCGTCGGATTCTCAGTTGAGTCAAAATACATCAATCAATTGCCCGAAGTGCCAGACAACCTCTTTGCAAGCGAACACGCCATCAGAGTGCACGACTCTAAAGAAGGATGGGCAAAAGCCCTTCGACTTATCATTGCACACCTATATGCAGGCGAAATCCCAAAATGGGACACCTCTGGAGTTAGACCTGCCGGAGCACGACTCAAAACATTTGGCGGAAGAGCTTCAGGGCCGAAACCATTAGAAGATTTATTTGAATTTACTATTAACTTATTTAAAAACGCAAAGGGTCGTAAACTC